AAGCCGGCGCTCGACAGCGCGACCGACGTGCTGATCGAGCCGAGCAGTGGCACCGCGCTGCACGCTGGCGTCGGCCTCGACTACGGCAAGGAAGGCCGGTTCGTCGTGTCGGGCGTCAACGCGCGCGCAGGCACCGTGACGATGCGGCGCTACGCCGAGGTGAGTGGTGGCAGCGCGGTGACGGTGCCGCTGAGCGAACTGGCTTCTGGCATCAAGCCGTTCGCGGTCGACAAGGACGCCGAGGCGGCCGAGGTGCGCGTCAAGCTGGAGAGTGCAGCAGCCGAGAAGCTGAACAGCTTGAAGTCCTGGGACGATGTGAAGACCATGCCATCGTCGGTGCTGGAGGCGAACCACGACCTGATTCAGCGGCAGATCAAGGAAGGCGCCAAGAGCTACAAATTCAGCATGCCTTACGGCTCGGTTCCCATGGTCGACAAGCAGACCGGTGAGCTCAAGATGGTTGAAAGCTACGAGCACACCAAGCTGCATGACACGCACGACTACCTGCTGCCGACCGAGGCGGCTAAGGAGAAGGCAATCCAAGCGTGGATGCAGGCCCGGCGAGAGGCCGAGGTCGGCAGCGAGTACGTGCACACTGGCAAGGGACGCAGCCAGAAGTCGACCCGCAAGGCGGCGCGCACCTACAAGGGCGCCAGGTACGACGCGCGCACGCGCAATCCATTCACCGGGCTGCTGGGCGAGCTTGGCGGCAAGCCGACCACCTACGGCGTCGACGGGCCGCTGGTGAAGGAGGCAAAGCGCCGTCTTGAAGTTGAGCAGCTGCATCGAATCAAGCACGCCGACAGCCTGAAGGGCATCGTCGACGCGCTCGTGCCGCTTGCGAAGCTGGAAGGCAGCGAGAGCAGCATGGTCGCGCGCTACCCGGAAAAGGCGCTGGCATCGGCCTGGGCGCGCGCGCGCCACCTCGGGCTGCTCGACAAGCCGATGCCGCGCGGCAAGCACGGCCACTACGCCGTCGGCCAGGCGACCGAATACGGCGCGCCGGAGCGCAGCGCGCACAACGCGCTGGTGCAGCTCGCCGCGGCCGCCGGCCGGCACGACCTGGCCGAGGCGATGGTTGCCAGCGCGGAGCGGCACGCGCAGCATGTCAACACGCCGGAGACCGCATCGGTGCTGACCCAGCACTACACGCCGACCACGCGCCGCCTGCAGCAGATCCGCGCGATCGCCGAGCGGCATGGGATGGCCGGCAAGACGCTGGGGCAGTTGCGAGAGCACCGGCTGGGCGGCAACTTCTCGGTGCCGAGCGGCTACGGCTACGACCCGGTTGGCATGCGCAACCAGGGCACCATGTTCATGGATAAGTGGAACGAACTCCACGACCTGGCGAAGCGCCGCGAGGCCGAGCCGCAGAAGGAGGCCGCATGATCGACCCCAAGACCCTGGCGGCCAGCACGCTGCAGCTGCTGCAGCAGGATCCGCGGCGGTATCGCAACTACGGCGCCTACTGGTGGCTGATCAAGGCGCTGCTGAAGCAGTTCTACACGCGCGACAACCTGCATCTGCTGGGCGACTACATGCCGCCGGACGCCGGCGAGCGCATGCCGCCGCACGAGAGCCTGGAGGAGGCGCTGGCCGCGGCGGTCGAGGAGTACCGGCGCAACGCCAGCTTCGGCGTCGGCGACGTCGAGGTGCCGGACCCGGTGGGCGGCGGGACGTTCCTGCTGGTGGACCCGGACGCCACGTCGTAATCAAAAACGGTACACTTGCGGTATGGGAGTGTGGTGTACCAAGATCGAGACGGACGACGAGGCAATCAGGGCTGCTTACGAGGGCGGTGAGACGATCTCGTCCATCGCCGAGCGGCTAGGTCTAGGATTTGGGACGGTGCAGCGCCGACTGACGGCTGCCGGCGCCTCGATGCGCAAGAACAGCTGGAATCGGTTTGATCACCGTTTCGAGGACATGCGGCGCATGTACGTCGACGAGAAGCTGTCGCACAAGCTGGTCGCCAAAGTCATCGGCGCGAATCCGGCGACTGTTCTGCGGTACCTGCGGCAGAACGGTGTTGCGATTCGCCCAGACTCGTCGGTGCCTGTCTATGAGCACGTCTCCCCGTGCGCCGGCAAAATCGTCGTGCGCGGCACCTGGGAACTTTGCTACGCAAAAATCCTCGACATTTGGTTCGGCGCCGGACGGATAGCCGGTTGGCAGTATGAGTCAGAACGCATCGATACGTCGGCCCATGGCGCAGGCCGCCACTACCGACCAGACTTCAAGGTGCTGCAAAAAGAGGGTCCGCACGCGTTTCACGAGGTCAAGGGGTACTTGCGGGAGCATAGCGCCCGCAAGCTAGCGGCAGCGCGCGCAACAGGCGCAAGGATTGTGGTGGTCAGGGGCAAACTGCTGCAAGCGATATGCGACCACTACGGTATCCCGATCGAGACCAAGGGGGCCAACTAGGGTCGTGACCTGATCATGACGGGATGAGCGCGCCGCCTGATCGTCCCGTCCTGCTCCTGAAGGCATCAAAGATTCCAGAAGGTGCCCGGTGGATTACAGTCCACGCCCACGGCCCCGGCACCGAGGGCCAGCCGGTGCTGATCCAGCCGAACCCTGACGGCACCGCGCACGTGATCGGCGGCGCCGGTGGCAAGCTCAACTACCTGAAGCTGCGCGGCGTTCGCAAGGAAAGCGAGTACAAGCGCGAGGCCGAGGAGCGTAAGAAGGCAAGGACCGAGGCGGCGAAGGAGCAGCGCCAACGGGACAAAGAGGCCGGCATCCTGGAGTCGAAGAACAAGGCCCGGGAGAACCTGCGCCTGCAACAGCGCCAGCACGAGCGCGAGTTCGTCGAGACGGTGGGCCGCGCGCTCGGCTGGGATCCGAAGGAGATGCAGTTCCCCGAGGAGGACTACGCGCACCTGTCGGATGCCGCGCAGGCCAAGCTGCGGCAGAAGTTTCACCGGCAGCTGATGCAGCGAGCCAACGAGGCCATCGAGCTGCAGCGTCAGCGTCTGGTGACCGACAGCGCGGCGCGCATGCAGGCTGGCATCGGCGAGGTGCCGCTGACCGCGCGCGACGACTCCACCCTGTCGGTGCAGGATCTTGCGCCCATCCAGGAGAACCCTGGCGGCTTGGGTTTCGCGCAGGACTTCAAGAAGCGCGCGGAGGCGGCAGGCGCCGGCGAGGAGGAGATCAAGGCCGAGGCCGACAAGCTGAAGCAGGCTAAGCAGCAGCAGCTGAGCGAAGGTCAGCGCCGCGCGGCGGTCGATCGTGGAGAGACGGCGAAGCTGGTCAAGCAAGAGCTGCAGGGCATCCGCGAGCCGGCGGCGCCGAAGGCTACCGCCGACCTGGCCGACGCCAAGCAGGCCGTCGAGCTCATGAAGGCGCGCAAGAAGCTGCAGCAAATCCAGCAGAAGGCGCGCGCGGCCGCCGCAGAGATCGACAAGTCGGCCACCGAACCGAAGGCCTACGTGCTGCAGTACGAGGCCGAGCCGGACGAAAAGCTCGACGCGAAGATCGCCGAGGAGATCAACAACGACCTGCGCACAGTGCAGACCCGGGCGTTCCTGTCGGAGGTTCAGCGCTTGGCCGGCGGCGACCCTACCGAGACCCTTGGCAAACACATTGGCATCGGCGCCTACAACTCGGTCAACTCGCTGGCGCTGGCCGTCGGCGGCGATGCGCTGGTCGACCGGTCGGTGGTCGACGTGCTGGGCATCGCCGGCGCCGCGCAGGTGCTCGCGCGCCGCATCCACGGCGACCTGCCGGACCAGGTGGAGCGCATCACCGAGGGGGTTCAGGATTTCCACCTGCACCACTACATGGACACCAGCACCGAGGCGCTTGCGCAGGCGCAGGAGCTGATGGACGCGGCGAAGGAAATCGAGCTGGGCGAGGCCGCCAATGGGGCCGACCTGCAGGTGGCGCAGGAGCTCAATTCGCGCCGGCGCCGCGCCATCGGCGACGCGCAGAAGATCCTCGGCCAGGCACTTGGCGAGATGGAGGCAAACGCCGCGCTGGTGGTTGCGCTGAAGCAGGGCCGTAAAGACTCTTTCCAGGTCAGCCTCGGCAAGGCCAGCCCGGAGGCTGCGATCACGCAGGCGCGCGCGATCGGCCTGCAGCGCGGCGACTACACCATCGAGCACGTCGCCGGCGACACGTTCCTGACCGTCAACGGCGCCGGCCTCGACCGCCTGGCGAAGCCCGTCAATCGCGCAGACCTGGAGCAGGTGCAGCGTAACCTGGCAATCATCCGCGGCGACCACGACGAGGAGGATTGGCTGCCGGAAGGCGTCGCGCGGCGACCTGACCTGGTGATGGACGTCAAGCCCGGCGTCGCGCCGCGGCTCGCGCAGCCGTTCGCGCCAAGCGGCGACCTGGAGCAGTCCCTGCGCGACTACATCGGCGGCCGCGCAGCCGACGGCGATGCGCCAGGCGACATCGTGGCCGACATCCAGTCGGCCGATTTCTTCCAGCGCGTGGGATTCGATCGCGCCGAGGCCTACCGCCAGGCGCTCGATGCCGTGGCGCCGCTCAAGGATGCCGACGGCAACCAGCAGCGCGCCGAGGCGCTGGCCGAGCACTTCGATCGGTTGGCCGACGATTTCGTGCAGCGCCGGCACGGCGGCGAGCGTTCGACGCTGAACAAGCAGGCCTTCGACGTCGACGACAAGGCCACCGACGCACTGCACCGCGCCCTGGCCGAGCACCCCGAGGGCGTGGCAGCCTACAAGCAGATCGGCGAGCTCACACACCAGGACCAGCGCGCGCTGCGCGAGTTCTTCCACGCGAACATCGCCAAGGAATCGCCCGAAGCAACCGCGCTGCGCCGCGATCTGGAGCAACACCAGGCCAACGAGCCGGAGCGCGAGACCACGGATATGTTCGGCGAGACCGTGCCGAATCCCGAGCACGGCGAGTGGCGCGCGCGCCACGACGAGCTGTCGACCAAGGTCAACGCTTCGTCGCTGAACTGGGCGAAGTACGCGGAAGCCATGGGCGGCCACGAGCGCGCCTACGAGGCGGTGCAGGACTTGATCAAGTCGCGCGTTGGCCGCGCGTTCGCCGACCACTACAACCGGCTGAACCCCGGCAAGCCGCTGAAGGTCGGCAAGTCCGTCATCCGCAACAACCTGCACCACCTCGACGCCACCGACCCCGAGGCGCGCGAGCGGCGCGAGCAGCAGCACCGCGCGCTGGTCGACAGCCTGCGCGAGCGGTCGCAGGGCCGCTACGCCGCCGGCAGCGTCAGCGAGAAGCTGGATGCGGCGCGCGAGCAGCGCGAGGCCTTCGAGCAAGCGCAGATGGGGTTCTTCTCGGCCGAGGAGGCGCCGCAGGCTGCGGCCGCCGACAAGCCAATCGAGCTATCCGGCGATGAGCGGCACACCATCGGCCACGTGGCCGAGCGCCAAATCGCCGGCATGATGGGCAATGTGGGCGCCAACTTCAAACCCGGCAAGCCGCTGCGCCTGTGGCAGCCGAGCATGAGCGGCGGAAAGAACGCGGCTCGCCAGCGCCTGGTGAAGATGGTTGCCGCCAACAAGCGCGTGGTGGCCGCGTTCGGCACCGGCTCCGGCAAGACGCTGCTGGAGATGGCAGCCTTCACCCACGCGCATGCGAGCAACCCCAGCAGCCGCGGCCTGATCCTGGTGCCGAGCGTGGTGCAGGGCCAGTTCGGCGGCGAGGCGCTGCGCTACCTGGAGCCAGGCAAGTACAAGTGGCACTGCGAGCCTGGCGCGGCGCGCGAGCAGCGCATCGCAGCCTACAAGGATCCATCGCACCACTTCTGCGTCATGACGCACCAGTCGTTCCGCGACGACATGATGCACCTGGGAGCCAAAGCGGCCGGGATCAGCGAGCAGGAGATGGCCGATCGTGTGGGCGCGATGACGCCGGCCGAACGCAAGGTCTGGATGCGTGAGCTCATGCAGCGCGAGGGCATCCACTTCAACTACCTCGCCAACGACGAGAGCCAGAACGCGCTGAATCGGGCCGGCAAGGACAACTCCGGGCTTGCCAACGTTGTCGACGCGCTGGGCGACAACGCCGAGTACCTGCTGCACGCCAGCGGCGACCCGGTGAAGAACGACGCCAGCGAGGCCTTCGACCTGCTGTCTAAGATGGACCGCGAGCGCTACAACGACCGTGCCGCGTTCATGCGGCGCTACGGCGCCGACACGCTGGCGGCCAAGGACGCGCTGAAGCGCGAGATGGCCCGCTACGTCTACCCGAGCCGGATCGACCCGGACGTGCAAGCCCACAAACAGGAGTCGAAACTTGCCCTTTCCGACGGTCAGCGAAAGTCCCTCACTGAGCTCGACAAGGCCTTTGCGTCGGCGCGCCTGGCCCGCATGCAGGGGAAGGTCGACGTGGAGGCGATGCGAACAATTTCGCCTACTTCGTTTGCTGGCGTGGATGCCGCCGAACACGAGAATGTTGCGCGCGAGCTGCAGAGGAATCTTGGCATCCTGAAGTCGGCGGCCGCGCGCCGGGTGATCAACACTCACCCGGAAAACCCGGTGCTCGACGACATCGCCAAGAAGGCGTCAGAGCGCCAGGGAAAGCCGGGTGTCGTGTTCGCCCACTCGCTGCAGCAGGTCAAGATGATCGCCGAGCGCCTGCAGAAGGAGGGGCACCGCGTGGTCATGATCACTGGCGCCGACAGCGCACAGGAGAAGGAGCGCAAGCGGCTGATGTTCCGCCCGGAGAAGGGTGAAGCCGAAGCCGACATCCTGGTGGCCTCCGACGCCGGCGCCACCGGCATGAACCTGCAGCGCGGTCAGTGGCTGTACCAAGCTGACACCCCGGACACCGCGATGACGCACGCGCAGCGCCGCGGCCGCATATACCGAACCGGTCAGCAGAACGACGTCGAGCTGATCGACGCGGTGCCGGACCACCCGGAGGTCCACCGGGCCCGTGATCGGCTGATGAAGAAGTACGGCCTGCGCGAGCTTATGACGTCGCCGATGGAGGGGTTGGATGACACTGGCGTGGCCTACTACCTGAAGCAGGCGCAAGTTGCGCAAGATAATCTTTTTTGAGACACTGCGCCCATGAACAACTCGCCGATCGACGATACCCGACGCCGCCTTGGTGAGCTCGGCGCCATGGCTGCGCAGGTCGACGAGGCTGAGCGTGGCATCCTCGCGCGTGCTGAGAAGCGGCTGGCTGAGGTCGAGAAGATCATCGAGCGCAATCGCACGGCATCGCTTTCTGGTGATCCTGAAGGGGCACGCGAATACCTGGATGCAGTCGAGGAGCGCGGCCATCTCCAGCAGGTCATCGCCCAGGCGCGCGTGAACCTCCCGAACTGACCACGCTACCGGTGGACCCGTTGGCCGCTTTCGAGCGGCCTTTTTTGTTCGTGCGCACACACGTCTAAAGAGTCGTGACGCCAGACTCGGCTCATGCGTAATGACGCCGAACTGCTTGCAGCCGTACCCGATTTCATCTCGGTAGGCGGCCTGCTCAAAGCAACCCCGTCCGAGGACGGGGGGCGGCGCATTCTCTACTTCGAGGCCAGCAACGAGGACCGCGACATCCAGAACGAGGTGGTGCTGCAGAAGGCACTCGAAGCCTCGTCGGACTACTACCTGCGCCACGGCAACCTCGATCTGGAGCACTTCACCGTCATCGGTGCCAAGGTCGGCATTCCGAACTACCACGAGTACGAGATCGGCAAGCCCTGCGAGGTGCAGGTCAACGGCAAGAAGACGTTCGTCAAGGCCGAGCTCTACCGCGGCGACAGCGCGATGGCGCGCAACGCCGACATGGTGTGGGACAGCATCACCAAGCAGGATCCGCCTGCGCGCTGGTACCCCAGCGTCGGCGGATCGGTGCTCGACAAGAGCGTGAAACTGGACCCGAAGACGGGTGAAAAGATCGCTGTCGTCGAGCGCGTGCGCTGGAACAACACCGCGCTCTCGCGCACACCGGTGAACAAGTCCGTCGGAACGGTCAGCACCGCACCGGTCGGAATCTTCGCGAAGTCGCTCGGCGGCTTCGTGATCAAGGCACTCGAAGCGAGCTACGCAACCGACGCGGCCGGCAAGACCGGCGGCGCGGCGCTCGGCATGCAATCACTCGATCGCGGCGTCGCCAGCTACTGGGACTTCCGCGAGCGCCTGGCCGGCGACATGCGGTCGGGCGCGATCCAGAACCCGCGAGCGCGCGATCTCGTCGCGCACGCTATGGAGCGGTTCGGTCTGTCTCACGACGAGGCTGCCGAGTACGTGGAGCGCTTTCTGCGCGATTTGAAAAACGGTCTCAACAAACGGAGCAATCCATGAGTGGTCAATTCGACAATCTGCTGAAGGACATCGAAGGTCTGACGGCAGGCAGCGAGGCCCTGGCAAAAGCGCTCCAGACGGACGGCGAGGATGACGAAAAGATCCAAGCCGCTGCCGCTGGCGCCAATGCCGAGGGCGGTGAAGCCGGCGCGGCCGGCAGCAACGATGGCGGCGCGACGCCGGCCGGCGAAGGCAACGGCGGCGACAAGCCGCTGGTGAAGTCGCTGACCGTGAAGCTGCCCGACGGCACCGAGGTGGAGGCCGCCGACGGCGCCGAACTGCTGAAGGCCATCAACGATCTCAGCGAGCGCGTGGGCAAGAGCGAGGGCGACCTGGCGAAGGCGCTCGGCGGCGCCGTGGCGCTGATGAAAAGCCAGTCCGCTGTGATCAAGCAGCAGGGTGATCTGCTCAAGTCGTTGAGCGAGCAGGTCAAGAAGCTGGGCGGCGAAGGCCGCGGCCGCAAGACCACGGTGGTGGTCGGCGCGCCGGGCACCGAACAACCGCTCGCCAAGAGCGAGACCGCCAGCATGACTCCGCAGGAGTTCATGCTGAAGGCCACCTCCGCGTTCGACAACGGCAAGTTGTCGGGCAAAGAGCTCACCGTGATCGACGTGTCGCTCCGCTCGGGGCAGCCCATCGACCCGGCGCTGATCCAGAAGGTCGTCGGCTGACGATCGAACCAACCGGCAACACCTCACAGAGGAAAACATGAATCCGATCCTGTCTCAATTCGCGGGTGTCGCACCGGGTGGTGCGATCCCCACGCTGGGCGGCTCGACCAGTGGTGCTCTCGCGCAGTTCGAGGATCTGCAGAAAGCGCTCCAGGCGAGCAACTATCAGACCGACGTCGCAACCCTGACCGGTGGCGGCGCGCTGGGTGTGCAGTCGCTGGACACGGCGATGAAGACCACCATCCAGGAGAACGAGCACTTCGTGCTGTTCAATCGCCTGGCGAAGACCAACGCGACGAACATCGTCGACGAGTACACCCGCCAGAACGGCGTGGGTGGCTTCCTGGGCGGCACCACCAACACCCAGCTGGGTGTGGTGCGCGCGGCGCAGGGCGACTACGCCCGTGAAGTCGGCCTGGTGAAGTTCCTCATGTCGCTGCGTCAGGTCGGCTACGTCCTGAACATCGGCAAGAACATCACCGAGGCCACCGCGGTCGAGGAACGCAACGGAGCCCTGCAGCTGCTGACCGACGCCGAGTACCTGCTGTTCCACGGCAATGCCTCGGCCTGCCCGACGCAGTTCGATGGCATCTTCGCGCAGCTCGACAAGGAAATCGCCGCCGGCAACATGGGCAGCGACCACGTGATCGACATGAACGGCGGCGCCGTCAACAGCGTCGACCCGTTCTCGCAGGTCAACGTGGCGGTGATGCGCTACGGCTCGTGGGGTCGCCTGACCGACGCGCTGCTGCCGATCAGCGTGCAGAACGACCTGAACCAGGGTCTCGATCCGGCCTTCCGCTGGATGCCTGGTCAGAACAACACGCCGATGATCGGCGCGCACGTCGAGGGCATCCGCCTGCAGGGTGGTGTCGTGAAGACCGCGCAGGACACGTTCCTGCACGACGAGAACCATCCGATGGTCTCGCCGTTCCAGGTCAGCTACTCGGCCACCGCCACGGCGAACGCCGCCATCAACCCGGCAAGCCTCACCGGCTCGGCCGCCAACGACAGCGCGTCGATGTTCACGTCGACCCGCGCCGGCAACTACTACTACGCCGTCGAGGCGATCGACTCGACCGGCGCAGGCATGTCGCAGCTGGCGATCAGCGCCCAGGTGGCCGTGGCCTCCGGCCAGTCGGTGACGCTGACGATCACCAAGTCGTCGGCCGGCACCGAGTCCGGTTACCGCATCTTCCGCTCGAAGCAGAACGGCGACAACACGCCGGCCAACTTCCGGCTGATGACGGTGGTGGCGAAGGCCGCAGGCAACACCACGACCTACGTCGACCAGAACCGCGAGATCCCGGGCACGGTGAAGATCCCGCTGCTGGACATGGCTCCGGGCGCCGACGCCATCGGCTGGCGTCAGTTCCAGCCGATGACCAAGATCCCGCTGCCGTTCGGCGTCGGCGGTGTGCCGGTGATCAGCTGGTTCCAGTTCCTGTTCGGCTACCTGCGGATCACCAAGCCGAAGCGCCACGGCTACATCAAGAACGTGCTGCCGACCAAGGCGGTGTGGCGCCCCTTCACTGCGGAGTGACGCAGACGGGCCGCAAGGCCCATTGACCAGGCCCGGCTCCCTCGTGGGGCCGGGCTTACCACCAGGAGATTCAAGTGCCCAAAGTCATCTGCAAGCTGCCCAACGCCTCCGAGAAAATCAGCGGCGTCAACTTCACGCAGCACCCCGACGGCGCCGAGTTCGGCATGGTCTCCGAGGAGATCAGCCAGGACCAGGCCGACGTCTTCGCCTCGATCCCGGGCTACGAGCTCGTCGGCGCACCGGACAAGGAACTCGTCGACCTGCGCGCCCAGGCCGAAGCCCTTGGCATCAAGGTCGACCAGCGCTGGAAGCCCGCGCGGCTGCGCCAGGAGATCAAGGCGGTGCAGGACGATCCGAGCGCCAAGGCCGCCACCCCGGCACCCGCCCCAGCCTCGGCGCCCGGTGCTGGTGAGCAGGCGTCGCAGCCCCCGACCACCTGATCTACTCTCGCACCTGAAAGGCCAACGCCATGTCCGCACCGATTCGCCAGAAGCAGCTGAACAAGCTCAACCCCGCCGCCGCCCATGCCAAGCTGGGCGATGTGCTCAACGACCTGATCGTGCAGGTGAACGCGCTGTGGGTCGCTGTCAACGCCATCTGCGTGAAGCTCGACGCTGACGCCGGCGTGACCGACACGAACTACACCTCGACGATCGCGCCGAGCGCGGTGACCGTGAAGGATCTGGAGAGCCGCGGCTGACGCCATTCAATCCACCGAACTGAAAGCGCCGCCAGGGGCACCTGCGCGGCGCTTTTTCTTGTCGTGACTTCATAGTTCACGCGCGGGCTGACAGGCCCCGGAACCACCAATTCGCAGGCCTCTGCAAAGGACATTTCCATGTCGGCTTACAACAAGTTCAACGTCTTCGCGACGGACCTCACCAACGGGAAGCACAACTTCTCGTCGGACAGCATCAAGGTGATGCTCACCAACACCGCACCGGTCGCGACCAATGCGGTCAAGGCCGACATCACCGAAATCGCTGCAGGCAACGGCTACACCGCTGGCGGCAGCGCGACGACGATCACGAAGTCGAACAGCTCCGGCACCGAAAAGGTCGTCGGCTCCAACGTGGTGTTCACCGCAACCGGCGCCGTCGGCCCGTTCCGCTACGCGGTGCTCTACAACGACACGCAGGCCAGCCCCGCCAAGCCGCTGATCGGCTGGTGGGACTATGGTTCGAGCATAAGCCTCGCGAACGGCGAGACGTTCACTGTCTCCTTCGACGCGACGAACGGCATCTTCCAGGTCGGTTGATGCCGATGCCGCGCGGCCTGCGTATCGGGTTCCCGGGGCCGAAAGTGCTGCTTGCCAGCACCGCCATCGCGGCTCGCGCGTGGGGCTTTGCGCTCAACGCGGCGCCACAGGGTAGCGCCAACGATCAAGGCGCCTTCGAGAGGGCTGCGTAATGGCCTTCGATGCAGCAGCCGGCGCTAATCACACCGGGAATGAAGTATTCAACGTCGTCTTTGCGACGTCGACGCCGGCTGGTTGCAAGATCATCGCGCTGGTCGAAGACGACGGTACCGGCGACACCATCACTGTTCCTTCGGGCTTCACGCAGGTCGCAAATGGTGACCTGAGCGGACCAGACGGCGCCACGGTGCGTTTGTACTACAAGGACGCCACCGGATCCGAGGGAACCTCATTCGCCTGGGCCGGTACCGGCAGCCACGTTCAGGTGAGCATGGCCCGCTTCACCGGCCGCGCGACCGGCGCACCGACTGTTCAGACTACGCTGAACACCAGTAGCATCGCGTCGCCCGTCACGGCTAGCTTGACTGGAGTGACAGCTTCGGCTGGCGACGATTTGCTTGTCGGCCTCGCTCTGGATCAGATCACTCAAACCTCGGTCTGGTCGTTCTCGGGGCCCACCGGTTTCACCAGCCGCAACACGGTGAGCCCTGGTGACTGGGGCTCAACGTACATCGCCACACAGGACAATGTGAGCGCCGGCGCGACCGGCTCGGAGAGCGTTACCGCCACGCGCACAAGCGGCACAGGAAACGCTGGTTGGGCCGGCTTTGTGGTTCGCATGCCGGCGGCCGCCGGCGGCGGAAGCACCTACACGCTCACCGCGGCGGAAGGCTCGTTCTCGGTCACTCCGCAGACCACGAAGCTCCTGGCCGGCCACAAGTTGACCGCAGCCCAAGGCGCGATTCCCGTCACGCCAAAGACGACGCTGCTGGAGCACGGCTACCAGGTCGCCGCAGCTCAAGGCTCGCTGGCAATTACGCCGAAGACCACCTCGTTGCTTGCTGGGCACACCGTCATTGCCGCCCAAGGCAACTACCAGGTCATGGGCTCGCCCGCTGTGGGCGATTACGCCGTCACCGCGAGCTCCGGCAGCTACTCGATCACGCCCGGAGCCACGGTCCTTCAGCGTGCCGCTGACCTGACGGCCGCAGAAGGCACGCTGTCCATTGTCGGCCACGCGGCGACACTCGGGGTCGGTCGTAAGCTGGTCGCGGCTCAGGGCGCCTTCGCCATCAGCGCGCAGTCCACAAACCTGCTGGCGGCGCGGAATGTCGCTGCCGGACAAGGATCGCTCGCAGTCTCGGGTCAGGCGGCGACGCTGCTGCACGCCTACGACCTGACGGCAGCGCAAGGGACGTTCTCGATTTCCGGGCAAGCCGCGACGCTGCTGCACGACGATGCCATGGTGGCGGCACAGGGTTCCTACAGCATCTTGGGGCAGGCGGCCAGCCTGGTTCGAGCTCTCCGAGTGACCGCGGCGGCGGGCACGTTCGCTGTCGATGGTTTCAGCGCCACGCTGGCGCCTTCGAGCTCGCCAACCCTTGGCGCTGACACCGGTGCGCTGTCCGTGGCCGGCCAGACTGCAACGCTTGTGCGCTCGGCTGACTTGGCAGCCGCGTCCGGGCCCTATGCGGTCTCTGGTCAGGCCGCTGGGTTCCAGCGCGGCTACCTCATGCCAGCTGGCGCTGACGCGATCGTCGTCACGGGTCTTCCGGCGCTACTGCTCCGCGGCGCCGCTGTCGTGGCGAACCAGGGCGCTTATGCAGTTTCCGGCCAGGCGGCCAGCTTGTCGCAAGCCATCGGGCTTGCGGCCGGCTTCGGCTCCTACTCGATCAGCGGCTATGCGGCCGCGCTCGATGTGCCGCAGCACCTGCTGATGGCAAACGGCGGCCTCTACAGGGTGACGGGCGCCGCCGCGGGCCTGGCGATCGGCGGCGTGTCATTGCCGGTGGCCCCGCCCGGGCGCTTCTTCACGCTCAAGAAGCATGATCGAAAATTCACGCTCAAGAAGCATGATCGAAAATTCACGCTGCGCCGCTAGGCGCCATGGAGATTGACGGTGAGCATTGACGTTTCACTCGACGACGAAGTTCCTTGGAGCCAGAAGGACAAGGACGCCACTCCAAACTACTCGTTCGACCTGACGCCGCTGCTGGGCGGCGCCACGCTGTCCGGGTGCACGTGGGCTGTGACGCCGGCCGGCGGTGCGTCGGTCGTGCTGTCGTCGATCTCTGGCAATGTGGCAACGGTGCAGGTCACCGGTGGCGTGGTCAACAACTGGTACAGCCTGACCGCCACCTACACGACGTCTGACGGCCAGACCGATCAGTTCACTTTCCGGCTGTTCATCGAGCCGGATGCGGAGACCGTGCCCCAGCTCGGCACGCTGCTGTTCCCGAACCGCTACACGGCTGTGGCGAACCTGCGCCGCGACCGCCTGATGTTGGCCGCAGCCACGGTGCTACCGAACCTCGATCTCTCCGACGATTACATCTTCGGCATGCTGGTAGTGGCCGAGGCTGAGATCGCACGCCGGCTGCGCGTTCCGCTCGTTCCGACGAAGTTTTTCCCGCTGCAGCCCACCGACGACCAGATCAACGCTCTCAATGGCATGCCCTGGCAGATCGATCCGGGCTACGACTACAGCGCGAACCAGTTCGCAGGCGACTCGTGGGGCTACATCAAGCTGCGCCACAAGCCGATCATCTCGATCGACCAGATCCAGTTCGCCTACCCGGCACCGCAGGCCGGCCTGTTCACGATCCCCAGCGACTGGATTCGCATCGACGCGAAGTACGGCACTCTGCAGCTGGTGCCGTCGGCCGTCACCCTGTCGGTACCACTTAGCTCGCTGATCATGCAGGCGATCGCCGGCGGCCGCACGATCCCCTTCATGATGCAGGTCACCTATACGGCTGGCCTGGCGAATGCGGCGGGCGACTTCCCTGAACTCCTGGACGTGGTGCAGAAGCAGACCGTGCTGAAGATCATGGAGGATTGCTTCTTCCCGCAGTCCGGCTCGATCAGCGCTGACGGCTTGTCGCAGAGCCTGAGCGTCAACATGGACAACTACCGCGACACGATCGACCGGATCATCGACGGCCCGAAGGGGGCGAACGGTGGCCTCATGTCGGCGATCCACGGCGTGCGTTCGATGACGCTGGGATGAGCCATGCAACTGAACCCGAACGCCTTCAACGCGCACCTCGCCAACATCGGCCAGCAGGTTTCTTGGCGGCAGAGCCACAACTGCCCCTGCATCAACCCGCACAGCGGTGCCGCCAAGCCGGGCTGCCCGGTGTGCGGCGGCCGCGGCCGGTTTTGGGATCCGGCCGTGGCTGGCGTGATCGGCATTGCGAACCAGCAGGTGCAAAAGCGCTGGGCGCAGATGGGTCGCTACGAGGCCGGCGATGCCGTGGTGACGGTGCCGGAGAACTCCGCAGTCTATGACGCCGGCCAGTTCGATCGCGTGCTGATGCTCAACAGCACCGACCGATTTTCGGTGTCTCTGATGCACGGCGCCTCGAACGAACGCCTGTACTACTCGCTGCAGAGCGTCGATCGCGTGTTCTGGCTCACCAATGGCGGCCTGCCGCTGGTGGAGGGTGGCATCCCCACCGTTGCGGACAACGGCGTGCTCACGTGGAGCTCCGGCGAACCGCCGGCTGGCATGACGTACACGATCGAAGGCTCGAAGTTCAGCGAGTATTTCGTCTTCGACTCGATGCCGAGCGATCGCAACGAGCACAGCGGCGCGAGGCTGCCGCGTAAGATAGTGCTGCGCAACTTCGACCTGTACGGTCGAGCCGGCGACAACTCCTAGCCGCCGCGCTTGATCGCTTCGGTGAAGGCCTGCTCGGCGAGCGGCCGCATTTCGTTGGAGATGTTCTCGGCGAGGTGCAGGCCGGGCTGCGCAGGAACGATCCAGCCCGAAGATCCTTCCATCATTGTGCGGAAGGTCATGTAGGTCGAATACCGCTTGCCGCCAGGCGTGCGGCTATCGAAGCGAACCATGTCGGCGTAGCGATCGGTCTTGCCCTGCGGGTTGGGCCCGAGCATGGCGGTCGGCAGCCGGCCGCCCCACTGGTACTGCTGCCGCGGCACCATGTAGTGCTGCCGCGTGTGGATGCTCGACGCGAACGGCCGCTGCTGCGCGGCCGCGCGCATGCCGAACTTGGGGCTGAGCTCGGTCACCTCGCCGCTCGGCCGGAAGCTGCCCGCTGGCGTCGTCACCTTGCTGGCAGAGAGCTGTGAAGCGGCGTCGTAAATCTGCTGCGGCATCGCCGGCCCGAGCGCATCGTTGCCTGGGGTGTTGTGGCGAAACGGGATCACCAGGAACCGGCGCCCGTCCTTGGTGGTGCGCACCTTCAGCGAGGTGTCGAGCATCTTCTTCAGGTCGCGCGCCGGGCGGCCGCTCTCGATCTCGCTGGCGTACTTGTAGTCGCTGAAGACGAGCCAGGCGAACGGCCCCGTCTGCTGCAGCTGAATCGATTCCATGTAGGCGGTCTTCTCGCCGCTCCAGAGCTTGGCCCGGTAGACGGCCTCCATCCAACGGACCTGTGTTTGCTGCGCGACGGCGCGCACCGCCTGCGCCAGCCTGGGCAGCACTTGCTCGTTGACTGCCGACGTGGCGCTATCCAGCACCACGTTCAGGTCGATTGAGATCCGAAACTCAGCCATGCCAGCAGGTTAGCGTCACGCGCCGGTGTCGTGACGCAACACTCGGAGCATGACGATTACCGCCCTTCGCCCGCTTGCTGCCGGGAACGCGCTGCGCGTTTTCCTGCAGCCGCCCGCTGGCGCGCTGGCTTGGCGGATCGTTCGGAAGGCCACCAACGACATCAGCGGCTTGAGCGATCCGGGCGCCGCGCTGGTGTATGACGGCGACGACATCGCGCCGCTCGACTATTCGGTGCCGACGAACGGCGTCACGTTCTACTACCAGGCCTTCTACTGGGATGGCACCACCTGGACGCCCAGCAACGCGCTCAGCGGTCAGGCGGCGGCCACCTACTCCGACGGCACCATCGACGTGCTGGAGCTCGTGCGCGAGCGCTTGGACTTCGGCATGCAGGCCGAGATCGCGGCGCAGCGCCTGGTGCCGCAGTCCGGGATCATCGAGGTGCTGACGGCGCCCCCGGTGTGGGAGAACACGAAGTGGCCCGTCGTCACGGTCCACATGCAGTCCGATTCGTCGCAGGGTCGCGCTCTCGGCGAGGTGATCGAGCCGGACGAGCAGGTCGACGGTGGTACCGGCTGGGATGAGATCGAGGGCTGGCTTTGCAGGGTGCAGCTGGCGATCGTCGGCTGGAGCCAGAACCCGGACGAGCGCATCGAACTACGCAAGGCGGTGCGCCGCATCGTCGTGGCAAACCTCGCTGTCTTCGACGCGGCTGGCATGGTGCAGATCGACACCACGCAGCAGGACATTGACATGGTGAACGGGGAGTACCCGGCGCCTGTCTATCAGACCCTGTGCACCCTCACTTGCCAGGCCCCGGTGCGCGTTGTCACCGGCCACGACGATCCGGTCACCGACGTCACCGTCACCGCAACCGCAACCAACCTTTCACCAGGGGAATCCCCATGAGCGACACCCAAGACCTGCCCACGGAATCCGAGCAGGAACTGACCGTTGAGGAGTTCTGCCGCCGCCTGTCGGTCACCGATCGGCGCGTCGAACTGCTCGGCGCCTTCCACTTCGACGAAAAGCGCAACGGCCGCGTCAAGGACACCGAGACGAACTTCCGCGCGCGCTTCGACGAGTTCGCCAACAAGCCCGTCAAGTAAGGGGTAAGCCATGAGTGTTTTCTTCGACGGCCAGCTGCTGGTGACGCCGACCACGCGATCGGTGGTCGACGACAGCGCGCTCTACAACAAGAACCTGACGGTCGGCAACGTCGCCGCCTTCATCGGCCAGTCGGTCGGCGGCCAGCCGAACACCGTGCTGACCTTCGGCACGCCTTCCGAGGCTCAGGCCGCGCTGATCTCGGGTGAGCTCCTGGACGCAGTGCTCAAGGCCTTCGACCCGTCTTCGGACACGGGTAGCCCGCAGTCGGTGGTTGCGATCCGCGTGAACCCGGCGACGCAGGCCGCGCTCGCGCTGCAGGATGGCAGCTCGAACACCGTGATCAACCTGGTGTCGACCGACTACGGCCTCTACACCAACCAGATCAAGGTCAAGGTCGAGGCCGCCAGCACGTCCGGCAAGAAGCTGACCACGCAGTACGGCAACAACTACTTCAGCCAGGACAACGTGGCGCGGAACGCCTTCAGCGTGCAGTACGGTGGCGCGCAGGCTTCCGCGACGATGACGATCAACGGCACCTCGATCGTCCTGCAGGCCCCGAGCGGAAGCACCGTGGCGACGGTCGACCTGAACACCTACAAGACGGTGCAGCAAGTGGTCGACTACATCAACACCATCAGCGGCTTCACCGCGGCGGTGCTCGATGGCAACGGCCAGGCTCCGACCTTGCAGGGTCTGGACTTCGTGACCGCGCAGGATGTGAAGACCGCGCTCTACACGGCGACCGCGCACCTGCAGGCCTGCGTCGACTGGTTCAACGGCGTCGGCGAGGGCTACGTCACCGCGACGCGGCCTGCCAACGTCGGCACGCTCCCGGCCAACGTCGGCTTCACCTATCTCGCTGGCGGCTCGGATGGGGTGGTCACCAACACCCAGTGGTCGAATGCCTTCACCACGCTGCAGACCGCGGACGTGCAGTGGATCACGCCGGTGACGTCGGACCCGTCGATCCACGCGATGGCTGACACGCACTGCCACTTCATGTCGACGCAGGGCCGCATGGAGCGGCGCGCGATCTGCGGCATGCCGGCCGGAAGCACCGACTCGGCGGCGATCGCGGCAGCCAAGAACATCAACAGCGACCGCACGTCGCTGGTGCACATCGGCTACTACGATTTCGACGCCAACGGCAACCTGGTGCTCAAGCCGCCCTACATGACGGCGGCTGCGATCGCCGGCGCGTTCTCGGGTGTGAATCCGGGCACCCCGCTGACGAACAAGACGCTGAAGTTCCGCGGCCTGGAGCGCCTGCTGCGCAACCCGACCGACACCGACCCGCTGATCAACGGCGGCGTGCTCTGCGTGGAAAGCACCCCGCAGGGCTACAAGGTGGTCAAGTCGATCAGCACTTGGCTGACGAACGACAACTACGACAAGGTGGAGCAGTCGGTCGGCAACGCGCTGGACTTCGTTGCGCGCAACGTGCGCCAGGCGCTCGACGTGCTGCGAGGCCAGAAGGCCTCGCCGCTGCTGCTCAACCGCGCTGTCAGCATCACCGAGTCGACGCTGACCCTGCTCGCGCAGCCCGATCCGGCCGGCCCGGGCGTGCTGGTGGGTGACGCGAACAGCCCGGCGTTCAAGGGCATCACCGCATCGCTCGACGGCGACGTGGTGAACGTGCAGTTCCAGTGCTCGCCGGTGCTGCCCGCGAACTACATCCTGGTCACCATCTTCGCGGTGCCGTACAGCGGCACGGCGACGGCTTGAGGAGCCTGATCCATGCAAACGAATCTCAAGACCCGCAGCGGCAACCGGATCGTGGTGCTGCTCGACGGCAACGAGGTCGGCCTGCTGCAGAACGTCCGCGCGAGCGACGACTACGGCCCCGAGCCGGCTTCTGGCATCGGCGACATCCATGTGCAGGAGTACGTGCCGTCGATGGCGCGCCACGTGCTCAGCATCAGCCAGATGGTCCTCAACAAGGACAAGCTGCGCCAGCTGGGCATCATCCCGGAGAACGGCGATGCCGCTCTGCAGGGACTGGTGTTCGACATCGAGCAGTTCGACAAGGACAGCGGCCAGTCGTTGCGCAAGTACCGCGGCTGCTCCTACGCCAGCGGCGACCTGGACGTGACCAAGCATGCGATCGTCATGCGCTCGGGCACGTTCAACGCGCTCGACGTCACCGGCACCGGCCTGTGACGGCGGCCGGGCGCTGACACCCCAAGGGGCCGCTTCGGCGGCCCTTTCTTTACCCCCATGGAGACCTGATCATGCGATCTGCAGCACCTGGTGACTTCCAAGTCACCGTCGACGAAATCGGCACCTTCACCTTCGGCCGGCGCGCGCCGCGCGACGTGTTCAAGATCCGCGGCCTGTATGCGCAGCTGACCGGAGGCAACTACTCCGAGGAGGGTGGCTACAACGACTACCCTGCCTTCGCGTTCGCGACCCTCAAGCAGATGATGGTCGGCGGCCCTGACGGCTACGATCTCGACAAGATCGACCCGGTGGTCGACGAGCAGTGGGAAAGCAAGCTGATCCGCGTTTTCTCGGCACTGGTCGAAAAGGAGCTCTCCTTTCGACCGGGAAATGGAGCGGCAAGCCAAAAAGCGGGCGCGTGATCACCACGAGAGCTACGAGTTCGCTTTCCGTCGCCGCTACAACCTGCCCCCGACCGATCCGCGTTACTTGAACGCCACTCGTGACCAGATCATCGAGGACTACTGGCTGCACTACTACGCCAGCAACGGCATCAAGGACGAGATCGAGGACGAGAGCTTTGACCTGGAAGAAACCCTGGCTCGCATGGAGCAGGGAGACGACTGGGAGGACATAGTTCGTGGCTGACGACGTAAAGATCCCAGTATCCGCTAACCTCAAGGGCGTCACCGACGAGCTCGATCGTCTGCCGAAGAAGATCGAGGACACGGTTCGCCGTGTCGAGAAGTTCAAGTGGCATCCGTTCGACCTGAAGCAGATCGAAGCCGATCTGAAGAAGCTCGAACAGATGATGCTGGAGACGCACCGGCGCGTGCAGCAGTCGGGCGGCGGCGGCTTCGTGCTGCCGGCCTCGCCTGGCATGCCGGTCCCAGCGTTCCCAGCGGCCCCTGTGCCGGCGCCTCCTGGCCGTTATCCAGTGCCGGCGCCGCGCCAGCCGCACCGCGGGGGCGGCCGCGGCGCCTACACGCACGCTCCGACCTGGGGAACCATCCCGCAGCAGTTCATTGGCGGTGTGGGCGGCGGCTTCAGCACGATCGGCAGCTATGCAGCGCGTGGCGCGATCGCCGGCTCCTACGGTGGTGGTGGCCTGGCTGGAGGCCTGCGCGGATTGGCGGGCGGCCTGGGCATCGGCGCGCTGGCATTCGGCGCCTACAAGGTCGGCCAGAGCGTCAGCGAGGGCTATGACCTGGCGAAGGAGCGATCCGGCACGCTCGACACGCTCAAACGCCAGCTGGGAGACGTCGGCATCTCCTTCGAGCACCTGAAGGCGATCAGCGACCAGACCGCGCAGGGCCTGCAGATCAACTCGAAGGAGGCGGCAGAGCTCGCAGCGCAGTTCAACCGTCTGAGCCGGGGCGCCTACGGCGTTGATGGACTATCTGGCGCCACGCGCAACGCCATCGGCTTCTCGCGCGCCTACGGCCTCGACCCGAGCGCCGGCGTTGGTTTTTTCGGCGCCATGGCGAACATGGACCGCCGGCAGAACAACCGCGAGCTCGCGCTGCTGCTGGCCGAGGCGATCAACCGCTCAGGCATGTCCGCGCGCGCCGACGAGGTGATGCAGGCCATGCTGGGCTATGCGTCGTCGGTCTCGCGCATGGTGATGGGCACTGGTGGCCTGCAGGGCTACGCAGGCGCCTATTCGTCGCTGATGGGCATGCGCGGCATGACCAGCGACAACGCGGCCGGCATCCTCGGTGCCGCCAACGCCAGCGTGATGCGCATGGGCGGCGCCGGCGAAGCCGGCATGAATTTCACCATGATGGCGCTGAGCCGCTATGGCTCTCTCAACCCGGTGCAGGCCGCCGCGCTGGCCGAGGGCGGCCTGTTCGGCACGCGCGGTGACGTGTTCGGACCCAACTCGTCGATCTCGAAGTTCATGGGTGGCGCCGGCATGCCTGGCGGCGACATGAACGTGTCGAATTTCACGGCGATCCGAGGCGCGCTGCGCGGCCTCGGCGGCAACAAGTGGCTGCAGTTGGACGCGGCCAAGCGCTATTTCGGCGTCGGCAGCCTGTCTCAGGCCGCCGCGCTGATGAACCTCGACGAAGGTGGGGCTGGCAACTTGATGCGCGCCGTGCAGAGCGCCGGCATCGACATCAACAAGCTGAACTCCAGCGGCATCCAGGCGCTGGCTGCGGCGGGCCCGAACGCCACGCCTGAGCAACTGCGCAACCTGGCCTCATCGAATCGGCAAGAGACCGAGTTCACCAAGATGCAGGACCAGCTGAAGGCGCTGGATGACATCAAGATCAACACCGGTGACAAGCTGATCGGCCCGATCAACGACATCCGAGGGTATGTCGCGGCGATCGCCGGGAAGATCGCGCCCGGTAACGCCGTCGACGCAGAGCGGGCGAAGGCGGCGGCCGACATGGCGGCACCTTTCTCAAGCCGCAAGGCGCAACTGGAAAACGCACTGGCCGGCGAGCTCAGCGTCACCAGCTCGCACTTCAACATGATGACTCCGGCGCAGCAGGACAGCGTGCGCCAACGTCGCGCGAGCGCGCAAGCGCAGCTGAGCAAGATCAACACGCTGGCGAACAAGGAGGAGAAGTACAAGCTACCGAAGGGGCTGCTGTACGGCGTGTGGGGAGCGGAGAGCAGTTACGGTCAAGATCCAAATGCTTTCACGCCAAACTCAGTGGGGGCTCTTGGCGACTTCCAAATTGTCCCCAGCACGGCGGCACGCTTCGGCGTGAAGTATGGTGACTTCGCCTCCGAGGCCGATGGTGCTGCCCGCTACCTGCAGGAGCTCATCAACAAGCACGGTGGCGACGTCAAGGCTGCGCTGTTCGAGTACAACGGGGTCGTGCACAACATCGCCGCCGGCGATGCCTACGTCAGCAAGGTCGCGAAGGGCGCGGCCAGCATGCCGGAATCCACTCCGCTGCCAGCTGGTCACAGCTCCACCGGCAGCACCGGCGACTTTGCTCGGATGGACCGTGAGCTCAGCATCAACGGCACGTTCACGCTGAACGATGCCAAGGGCAACCCGATCGCGGCACCCCTGAAGACCCGAGTGAGCGTCCCGCGCGGCGCCGGAGCAGGCTGATGAAGAACCCGGTCACCATCCGCCATCCCGGCCTGCAGGTGCTGCTGCGCAAGAACATCGGTCGCACCGCGGGCGGCTCGGCGCTGCCTGTCTCCGAGCGATTCGCTGGTCAAAAGCGCGTCGTCGACCTAACGCCCTACTTCGGAGATGCCGGAGCGGTTCAGGTTACCAAGAGCACGCGCGAGCCCGCTGGCGCATTCGCCTTGACCTTCGGCGACAAGATCAACCTCGACGCATCCGACACGGTGTACGGCCTCGTCGAGCCGATGGATGTCATCGAGATCCGCATGGCTGGCGATGCCTACAAGGGATCTTCGACCAGCAACTCAGCGAGCGGCGCCAGCGGCCAGGTGCCGCTCAGCTTGCCGATCGTCATGCGCGGCCTGGTCACAGAGGTGCGCCGCACCGAAGCGATGGGCGCCGGCGGACAGCCCCAGCGCGCCGTGGTGGTCAGCGGTCAGGACTACGGCAAGATTTGGCAGATCCTGCAGATCGTGAACAGCCCGTTCGTCGACCCGAGCGCAAACCTGATCACCAGCCTGCCGCTGTTCGCCCGCTTCGGCCTGGCGGCCGGCACCATGTACGCAGAGCAGTTCGTGCAATGGGTCTTCGACAAGGTGGTCAATCCCTACATCTCGAAGATGCAGAGCAAGACCGGTGGATCTTCGTCCCCTCTGCTGCAGATCGCCACCGATGGCATTGTGGTACAGGACGGCGTGGTCTCGCCTTTCGGTGTCGGCGGGTGGCAGGGCGGCTCGATCTACGACCTGCTGACGATGCACTGCGACATCGGTCCATGGAACGAGCTCTACATCGAGGACCGCGAGAGCGGCCCGCGCGTGGTGTACCGACCGAATCCGTTTTTCGATTCTGAGCTCAACTACATCATCCCAGCTACGGCCGAGCCGGACTTCGTTGAGATCACACGTGCCGACGTGGTGAGCATGACGGTGCAGCGCACTGATGCCAACGTCGCCAACTACTTTTGGGTCGACGCACCGCGCTTCGCATTGAACTATGACGACACGCTGCGCATGTGGTCCTACCAAGCGAAAGCCACCGACGTCTATCAGACGGACTACGGCAACAACGACCCGGACTTGTACGGCTTCCGCCGGCTGCAGACCGCTACCCAGCAGGGCGGACGCGGCGAGACCAACAACGGCAACGGGACGCCAGATGGTTCGCAGCGCGATCAGAACCAAGCCGACTTCTTCTCGTGGATGAACACGCGGCGAGACAAGTTGCGCAGGATGAACCAGGACAACGTGGTGCTTGAAAACGGCTCGATGACCATCAAGGGCAACGAGAACGTGCGCGCCGGCGTCTACATCCACCTGCAGCACGGAAACATGGATTCGTTCTACTACGCCGTATCGGTCACCCACAACTACGTCCCATTCGGGGGCTACACCACCACGGTGCAGTTCGAGCGCGGCACCGGCTTCATCGACCGCGTGAAGAAGGGTAGCGGCCCGGCATCTCCGTACTGGGCCGAGCTCGGAGACTCCTGATGTTCTCGATTGGCACTGTCGTAGCCTCCTACCCCGAGGGAAACTCGGTGGATGTGCTGCTCGACAACGGCGACCGCCTGTCGAATGTGCAGGTGATGGTGCCTACGGGCAGCAACGTGTCGGGCGTGATCGACCTTCCTGACGTTGGCGGCCCGTCGCCGAGCGACGAGGCCCGCTGGGATCCGACGTCGCAGCGCGACCGCTACGTCAAGGCCGTGGTCGGCTTTTGCCACAGCGTGCCGGTCGTGTTCGGTTTCCTGCTGCCCCAGGTCAACGAGATCACGTTCCAGGAGAAGAATCGGCGCATCGTGCGGCATGCCAGCGACGTCTACTCCAGCGTCGACGACAGCGGCAACGTCGAGGTCTACCACCCGAGCGGCACCTACATGCGCATCGGCACGTCGCCGGCGCACGAAGACTTGACAGCGAAGGACTACGACAAGAAGTGGGCGATCGCACGCAACACCGACAAGCAGGTGCACGTGCAGCTGACGGTGATGAACGGCGGCGCGCAGAAAGCCTCGCTGAACATCGACCCGAGCGGCAACATCACGCTCACGCATGTCGGCAACCTGGTGACGCACACCCAAGGCACCGCGAGCGTGACGGTCGACGGCAACACCACGGTGCACGTGGGTGGCAATGCCAGTGTCAACGTCAGCGGCACCACCGACGTGACGTCGGGCGGCAATGCCTCGCTGACGGCGCCCCAGGTGACGATTGATTCCGCGCAGACCACGTGCACCGGCCACGTGACGATCCAGGGGGGGCTCAATGTGTCGGGCGGCAGTGGGGCGGCCGTGGCTGGCAATGTGACGGTCACCGGAGGCGACGTTACCGCCGACGGTCACACGCTGAAGAACCACACCCACCCCGACCCGCAAGGCGGCAACACAGGCCTGCCGACTGGCTGACCGTCGTGACGGCACCATGCCGTCATGTACGGTCGGTCCCCGAGCTCACAGAAGGCCGACGCCCGCCCGATTTCCTTCGTGCTCGACGACCAATCGAGCGCTGGTGCGTCGCCCGTCAGCGTCAACCTGGCAATCCGCCCGGAAGACCTGTCGCGCACCGACACTTCGCGCATCTCGGTGCAGCAGACCCTTGGTGGCGCCTGGGCCGACAACTTCGGCGCCGGCATCCCGACGATCAGCATCAGCGGTCACACAGGTTGGAAGCCGGCCGCCACGGGGAACGACACCAAGGATGGCGCAGAACGTTTCCAGTGGCTGTTCGAGAACGTGTTCGAGAAGTGGCACTCGCTG